ATACATTGCAGCAGCCGAACGAGGCGAAGCCAACGAACTGTTTGGAAAAGACTCTCCTGAACCCACTGAACAGTTTGTGCCTGAATCCGTACCCTTTCCTGACGGGTTTGAAGCAGTCGAAGCCGCCGAAGCTCGTCCCATACTAGGAAACGTAGTTGGCATTGGAGCAGAGCTTGGCACGGGGTTATACCTAACCAAGAAGTTTCATAAATCCCAGCGGTTCCTTAAATGGGCTAATAAAGCCAAGACCGCCGCAGTGGTTGGTATGGCTACGCCTGAGCCATCCTCTACTGTTGGGGGTGTTCTTATGTTTGCTGCTACAGAGGCTGCTATATGGGGAACATCCAACCTAATTGGACAAAACATCAGAAAAGCATACGGAGTTCAGGACAATGTAAGTGCTGGTGAGGTTCTAGCTAGTTCCGTATTTGGTGTTGGGTTAATGACCAAGGCTGGTCAAAAGTTCATCTCCCTTGGGGATGGTCTAGCTTCTATGAAGGCTTGGGGGAAGGGTAACGAGCTTTTCGTCGCAGGTACAAAGAGTTTTGTTTCTGGGGCTACGTTGGGTGTCGCTGAAACTGCCCTTCGTCAAGAAGTCCAAATAATGCTCAACGAGCGTGAGAACCGTGACGTAGTGGAGTACCTTATTGGTGGTGCTGCTGGTGGTGGCTTCAACACAATGTTCGACGTGTTTAGTCGTACAGGCACTTGGGGACAAGCAAAAGCCAAGAGCGTAACCGCTAAGGCTAAGGAATCTCTAGCTAAGAAAGCAGATGAGTTAGAGGCCAGAGCTAAGACGTTACCCGCTAGAAGCCGAGGTAAGCTCCTCAAGGAATCTCGTCAAATACGTCAAGCTATCGAAGTCACTGACGACCTTGGACAGCAGCTCGACACCGCTTCAGAGGCTCTTAATAAACCTAAGCCAAAACAAGAGGAAGCCTCAGAAGCCCCAGCGACACCTAAAGACGCCCCAGAGCCTTTATACGACTTTGGTAACGGTGACCCAATCCCAGTAAACAGCGACGGAACTATAACTTTATACCACCGAACTAATGCTAACCCAGATGAAATTAAAAATAGTGGTGGGTTCATATCCAAAGAAAATACAGACGAAATCTTCGTCTCCACCAAAAGAGATGGACAAGGCGAAGGGTATGGGGAAAACGTAGTTGAGCTGAGAGTTAAGCAAGATGACCTAGAGATAGATGACCTGTTTGATGATGAAGCGCACTTTCGTGTTTCTATCAATAAAGCCAATGAGGCGTTAGAAGCCCCAGCGACACCTAAAGACACCCCAGAACCTACCCCCGCCCCTAAGACACCTGAAGCTGCCCCCGAAGTAGATTCTACAGCACCCAAGCAACCCGTTACCCCTCGTGGAGAGCGAATAGAGACCCTTAGAACCTCTGTAGCTGGCTTAGATAGCACTAATATGTCCAAGCAGATGCCCCGCATTGAACGGGACGCTAAAGCTATTTACAGGGACATTTACGACAACATTGGTGCTCAGGTTCGTAAGCTGAAAGACGTAGACGACCCAGAGGCTCGTGCAGAGCTCTTAGGGTTGGTTAAAGACCTCCGCAAAGTCAACCGAGAGGTAAAGGACGTGGTAGAAACTACCGCTGGTCGAACACTTCAAGCCGCTCGAAAGGATGCTGACAAATACAACTGGACAGACACCTATAGTCTCCGCAGCCAACAAGAAGACGCACAACTAGCTATTCTTGAGGACACCCTTGAGCGAGGTGGTAAAGACGTAGAAGGTTTTCCGACCGCTAAGAGCGAAGAAAGCGTCGAGACTCTTTTGGAGGAACTTACGGAAGATATAGAAGCGCCGAAACCTACAACCTCAAAAGTAAAGACGGAAAGCGAAAAGCCTAAGAAGAAAACCGAAAGCAAACAACTCACGGACGACCAGAAGGCTGAAAAAGCAAAAGAACAACTAGCTAAAAAGAAGGAAACACTTCAAAAACGTCTTGGTGAACTACGCACTCGTTTTGGGGATGATGTTGCTCGTGAGACAGCAGCGTCAAAAGCAGATGCGAAGCCTAAGAAGCCTAAGAATCCAGAGATTAAAGACCTCGAAGACCGCATTAAGTTTTATGAAAGGTCGGAGGCTGAGGTCGATGAGATTCTGAAGCTTAAAAGACAACTAGGTGAGTTGGCAAATCGTGAAGCCTCTGGAGATATAACTCTGCAACGCCAAGCAACAGCTACAAAACCCAAAGCACCTTCTGATACATCACCAGAGGTCGCAGAGTTACGAGCTAAGATTTCGCAGACAAAGGCTCGCATGAGGCAACGACTGAAGGAACTAGATGAAGGCCCAATCAAAGCGCAAAAAGAGAAAACAAAACAAGAGGAAATTAATTTTCGTTTACAACTAATGACGGACATCGAGAACGCCTTCTACAAGGCTCTTGATGCCGACAGCGCGGGGTTTGTTACCAAGTCTATGCGTTGGATTGCTCAGAGTCGCCAGATGGCTCTTATCAATCAGCTGCCCTCAGCCTTCGCTGGTGTTCCCACAGGTGCTATCGCTCTAGTGAGAGAGGTTAACCGAGGCGTAACTAATTACACAGCCCAGAAGTTCGCAGGTAATCCGCTTGCAGGTGAATTAGCAAAGGTGGATATTGTGGAATCCCTAGCTAATTTCAAGAACCTGTTCTCCAAGGACACCCGTAAAGCCGTAGGTAGAACGCTTAAAGAAAACCAATCAGCTACCGACCCTCGCAAAGCTGGGAGGATGGATGAGGACATTCAAAATATGTCACTACCGAGAGGTGAGGCTGCTCTGGTAGCTCGCGCACGTAGGAGAGCAGAGAAAGCATCAAAAGCTAAAGAGAGCCTCGTCCAGCAGGCGGGACAAGAAGGAGCTGAGACAGTCCTTGAGCGGATGAACCGCATCTACTTCTTGGGTCAATCAGGAGGTGTTCGTTTAATTCAAGGTATCGACGAAGGCTTCAAGCGTACCCTCGCACTCGGACGTGTGAGAGCTTCTGCTCGAAAAGAGGCTATCCTTGAGCTTTCGGGAAACCAGTCTGCTAATGGTGTTAAATACACAGATGCGGATGTAGACGCGCTAGCAAAGCAAAAATACGAGAGTGCGTTAATTGACTCGGATGGTTTGATGGTGCTTCGGGCTAACCACGAATATATTGAAGAGGTTGACCTAGCTCGTCGTGAGTTATTGTTTGCCGCTAATAGCGATAATATTGATGAAGTAGTTACGCCTTATAGCGAGAAAATTGTCCAGACTCTCAAACAACTAGCAGGAACTGACCACCCGTTTAGCTTCGCTATTAACGCCATCATGCCTTATATCGGTGTTCCTATTCGTGGTGTGGCTAAAGGTGGAGCTTGGTTGGGTGCGCCTATTCGTGTGTTAGGAATGCCCCGCGGAAACGTAGTCGCTAACCCTTACATACGCAAAATCAAAGAAGCTCAATTAGAGTTGAATGCTTTAGACAGTGTAGCTTCTAAAAGAGGTGACAGCCCTTTTGATGAGAAGGGACTTGAAGCAATCAATGGTCTAAATGGAGCTAAAGTGGAACTACTTGAAAAGATTGACCGCTTAGAAGCTCGTCGTATCCAGTTTAACTCAGACACCCTTGCAGACGCCCTGATGACCCTTGAGCTGACTGGATTAATGGGAGCCGCGGCTTGGGCGGGTAACGCTACAGGCTCCCTCAGTTTCCTTAACGATGACCAAAAGAAAAAGATGGGACTGGTCGACGTGAAACCGTTCAAACTGTTTGGTATGGACTACAAAGCCATCGGCCCTGCTGCGTTTCCATTGACCGTAGTCGGCGACATTACTGCTTTCGTAAAAATCAGGATGGAAGAGGCTCAAACGGGTATAACCATCTTGGACGAAGACCTAAGCCTTATGGATGTTATTGTGAAATCTGTGGTGAGTATGGCGGGCGACCAACCGTTGTCTACTGGGGCTAAACAAATCACAGAAATCCTAGGTAGCGATGAGCAACGTAAGGTTGCCGCAAGCTCTATGATTTCAGGCTATACCCCTGTTCCCGCACAGGTTAAGAAAGCTATCCAGCAATACAACAACGCTGGACGTATGGTTGACCTAAAGGGGTCTTCTTTTGCTGACCGCTTGGCTTACGGTGCGCTTGGAATGGGCATCAGTAACTTTAAGACGGACTACTTCGGGTACGACATCAGCGACCCCCGTGGATTTATCCAAAACAACATTATGCGGCAATGGCCAGACGCTAAAAAGACCAGAGATACTTTTGATAACATCGTTGGAAGCGACATAACGGGCATCATCCAAAGTAAGCCAGAATACCTTCGTACAGGTGTTCGTATGAAAGACTTTGTGGATGAGAGAGGTGTTAGCATGACCTATCGTTTCGACCAACAGCTCAAAGAAACCAAGATTGGAGACAAAACGATGCACGCTGCTGTCTACGCTCTCATCACAAACAATCTATGGCGAGCTAAGTTTGATGAAGGCCCTAAGCCTGACGCAAACGGAGAGCTTATCAACGAAGGGCTCTTTGAGCTCAATAAATTGATGCGTAAATACTACGACAAAACCAAGGAAGACATCTTAAACAACATAGCAATCACCAGTCGTTTCATTAATAAGGACGACATCACCCTAAAGGATGAGCTTGAGCGTTATGGAAACGGTGACTTCTTAAAGACCTTCGGACAGCCTAACCTCGCTGACATAATAAATTAAATAATCCCTCAACCTCCAATAATTATGGCTAACTCCTATGTTGAATACTCTAGCGGTCTCACTGCTACCACCTACAATATCCCCTTTAACTACATCTCGATTGATGACGTTCTCGTGAAGGGCTACAACGGCTCCGCTTGGAGTGACCTTACGGTTGCCTCCCGTGACGCCTCAGCGAATACAGTGACACTTAGCGGAGCACCCAGTGCCTACCAGAAAATCCGTGTGTGGCGTAACACATCTACAAGCCAACTAGTAGACTTCCAGAACGGCTCTAGGCTGTCTGAGCGTGACCTAGACACAGCTTACCAACAAGGGTTGTTTGTGGCTCAAGAGGTTTCTGAGAACGCTTCCACAGAGGTTGAAGGGGTTGGACAACAAGGGCCACAGGGTATCCAAGGGCCTGCGGGTGTTAGCGTGATTAGTGAGTCCTTTGAGAGCGCTGAGATTACTTATACGGACGCCGCACAGAGCGTAGAAGTATCTCACGGCCTTAGTAGTGTTCCCAAAATCTTTCAATTTGTTGCTAGATGTAAAACGGCAGATGGAGGGTATGCTGTGGGCGATGAACTCGATTTTTCTGCTCCAAAGTATGTGAACGCCACCAAGATAGGCTTTGTAACATTCGGGGCATTATACTTTCCGAACAAATCAAACAGCGCGGGCTTCAACCCTACCGCTTCGAGATGGAAGCTAGTCTTACGCGCTTTCGCATAATAATTAACCCTCTTAATGCCTTAACCTAAAATGAACTCTCAGCATCTAACTCCCGCCGTAGGAACCATTGGGCTCCTTGGTACAATTACCCTCGACTACATCAACACAGCCGTAGCTATCGCAGTGGGCATAATGACCCTCGTGTGGCTCGGTATTAAAATCTATAAGGAACTTAAAGGCGATGACTGATAAAAACCAAAAACTTCAAGGGCTACAAGACCTACTTATTGACGAGTTCATTAAACGCATCGAGAGTGGTGAGGCATCTCCGAGTGACCTTAATGCCGCTAGACAACTACTTAAAGATAACGACATCCACGCAGCAATGAAGGATGACAACCCTATGGCTAACCTAGTCAGTATGCTTCCGTTTAACGATGACGGCGTTGACAAAGTAATGTCCCAATAAAATGAAACGAGACTACAAAAAGGAATACAACAGCTACCACAAAAAGCCCGAACAACGAGCTCGTAGAAGTAGCAGAAACAAAGCACGTAGGCTTGCCATTAAGAAGCACGGAGCGGCAGCCGTTCAGGGTAAAGACGTTGACCACCGTGACCGAAACCCACACAATAACTCTACATCTAACCTGCGGATTCAATCAAAGAACGAGAACCGTGGGCGTAACAAGTAATGTATGGAAATACCCCCACAGCTAAAGGACTTTAAGAACTTCTTATATCTGGCTTGGAACCAACTCAACCTGCCAGAGCCTACAGCCCTTCAGTATGACATTGCTGACTATATGCAAAACGATGAGCGGCGTACCATCGTTCAGGCGTTCCGTGGTTGTGGTAAGAGCTGGATTTGTTCCGCTTATGTGGTTCACCAGTTGCTCCTAGACCCCTCTCTAAACATCCTTGTGGTGTCTGCCTCTAAGACCCGCTCTGATGACTTTAGTACGTTCACCTTGCGTCTCATTAACGAGATGCCAATCCTTCAGCACCTACGCCCCAAGGACAACCAACGTCAGTCCAAGATTAGTTTCGATGTAGGCCCAGCGCCTGCCTCTCACGCACCCTCGGTGAAATCTTTAGGTGTTACGTCACAGCTTACTGGTTCTCGTGCTGACATCATTGTAGCTGACGACATCGAGGTAGCTAACAACAGTGCTACCCAGTTGATGCGTGAGAAGCTCTCGGAGCAAGTAAAGGAGTTTGACGCGATAATAAAACCCAAAGACTCTTCTAAGGTTATTTTCCTAGGAACACCCCAGACAGAAGACAGCATCTATTCTAAGCTACAAGAACGGGGCTACAAGAGCCGTATATGGCCTTCCCAATATGTCACCCCCGACCACAGTCAAAGAACCTATAACGGCAACGTAGCGGGCTTCTGTGTGGACATAGAGAACAAAGGTAAGTCTACAGAGCCCTTACGGTTCTCTGATGTTGACCTAGCGGAACGTAAGATTAGTTACGGCTCTGCTGGTTACGCGATGCAGTTCATGTTGGACTCTCGCCTTTCGGACGTCGATAAATTCCCTCTGAAGATTAGTGACCTTATTGTCACCAGTATCGACAACGAGATTGCCCCTGAGCGCTACGTGTGGGCTCGTGACCCAGACCTTGAGTGGGACTCCAGTGTCCCCAACGTGGCCTTTGCAGGAGAGCGTTATTATCGCCCTATGAAGGCCCTAGGTGAACACATCGAGTTCACTGGTAGTGTGCTTGCGGTTGACCCTGCTGGTCGTGGTAAGGACGAAACTGGTTATGCAGTCGTAAAGATGCTCAACGGGTATCTGTACGTTCCTGCTGCTGGTGGTCTTTCGGGTGGTTACTCTGAGCAGACCCTGACGGCTATCGCTGAGATGGCTAAGGAACACAAAGTAAACTGCATCATTACCGAGAGTAACTTTGGTGACGGTATGTTCAATGAGCTGCTTAAGCCATACCTGACACGTATTTACCCCGTGAGTATTGAAGAGGTACGCCACAGTACCCAAAAGGAGAAACGGATTATCGACACTCTAGAACCAGTAATGGCTGGTCATAAGCTCGTGATTGACCCCGATGTGGTTAAGGATGACTACGAGACCATCCAGAAGTATCCCCACGAGAGTCAGCTCAAGTATAGTCTGTTCTACCAGATGTCACGTCTGACTAGAGAACGTGGTGCTATTACCCACGATGACCGTCTTGATGCCCTCAGTATCGCTGTCGCTTACTGGACAGAACAAATGGCTCAGGATGCTGAGGTAAAGATGAGGGAACGAAAGAACGATATGCTCGATAAGGAGCTACAAGCCTTTACTGATGCCTACTTTAAGTCCCGTGGTGGTAGTCAGAACACCCTTACTTGGTAACAAATATTGGTGGGTTAAGTGTTAAAACGTAAGTCATTGATAATCAACAACATTTATGCACAGGACAGTTAAGAATGGGGATAAAGGGACGAGATAACGAAAAAAGAACAATCCCTGATGGATTAGGCTTGACGGAGTTGAATCCCTGATTAAAATTTCCTTCTATAAGGAACACTTAAAGTGTCCTCTGTCTAAAAAAGACAAGTCCAAATAATAAGTACGAGCCGAAGGCGAGTTCCCCCAATAAGAAAACACAGAGTGTCCTTTAAAATAGGTAAAAAACTGTAAACCAATCCACTATATGAAACACTCTATTGACGGATTGAGGAATAGACCCCAACCTTGGGTACTAATGAAGAAACACGTTCAGACAGGCCTAATAGTTACATTGGGTTTGACAATAGGTGTCCTAAATAACACCATTGATAACCTAGAGGCTAAGATTAACGAACACGAAGAAGCTTTTGGGGCTGTTGTAGAGATTATGTTGACCCATAAAGCACTTATAGAGGCACTCATCGAACACCAACAAAATAACTTTTTATAGCGATGAGCTCAACCAATGAAGCCCTTAGCCCCCTAGAGCAAGCCTCAGGTATCCTAGGGGAACACTTTAAGAACTATGTTATCATTGTTCAGGATGACGACGTTCCCTCCTTCTTTGATTGTGTCCACAGCGACCCCTTTGCAACCACTGGGTTGCTTCTAGAGGCCACCAAGTACCACCACGCCCAAATGGATGCCATAGGTAGCCTTGAAGAGAACATAGAGTGGGTAACAGAGGATGACGACGAGGAAGACTTTGAATAGCCCTAGCGAGCTCTAGCGAGCCCTAGAAGGCTTTTTGTGTGTATATGTGTGTGTTGACCCTCAGGGGGCCTTAAAACGTCTTCTGGGGGTCTTTTTGTGGCTTATAGGTGTCCACTGGTGGCCTCTGGTGGCCTACAAGTGTCCTCTGGTGGTTTTGAAGAGAAAATCTGAGAGGGTATACGTATATACGCCGCGACGATTTCCCCCCGTTGGGGTGGGCTTTGTGCGCTCATTGGCACGCATTTGTCACCGCATGGGGGTG